TCTAATGACAAATTTCATCTCCCGCACTGGGCGGGTTCAAAACTGGATTGATAATCCTGAAGGTCGTCTGCCCGTATCATGTACTGTCTTTGTTGTAGAAGACTCTATGGAGGGTAAGGATGGAATCGAAGCAAGCTGGCGATATGTCAGCCATGGACTCCGCTATGGAGCAGGAGTTGCGGTCCATTTATCTAAGCTCAGACCCAATGGAAGTGAAAACGGAAAGGGTCTTACAGCTTCTGGACCAGTATCATTCGCAAAAATCTACTCACAATTAAATGAAACACTTAGAAGAGGCGGTACCTACAAAAATGGGGCCGTTGTTTGTCATCTTGACATTGACCACCCCGATATTCTTGAGTTCGTGCGGGCTGATCGGACTTCCCTTGCCTGGATTAAAAGATGCGTCGACCTTACAGAAGAAAATTGGTTCAACGCCGGATCTGAAGTTAGAGACTCCATCCTTCACGGGATCAAGTCAGGAGACATCTGGCTCAACAAAATAAAACACGATAAAAATGGGGAACGTATCTATGGAAACGTCTGTCTTGAGGTATATTTGCCAACACGAGGAACGTGCCTCCTCCAGCACGTCAATCTCGGTGCCACTACAATCGCCGACATACAAACGGCTATCAGTCAGGGTATGTCCGAGTTGTGCAATCTTCATAGCAGAACAGGCGTTGGAGGGACTGGAGAGTACCTTCCAAGTGAAACGGACAGGCAGGTCGGACTTGGATTCCTTGGACTCGCGAATCTCTTACGGAGGTACGGAGTAACCTACAAGGAATTTGGATATGCTCTCGAATCCGTAAATGATGGAAACCTTGATCCGAAGAATACAGCAGAAGAAATTGCCGTCGCGTTTAAGCGTGGCATTTATTCAGGTGAGCTTGTTGCACGCGCCCATAATATGGTTCGAGCCTACGCTATTGCTCCTACTGCTAGTTGCTCTTATAGAAGCAAGGATTTAGATGGGTATACATGTACCCCAGAAATTGCACCACCTATAGCTAGAACAGTTGATAGAGATTCTGGTACGTTTGGTGTACAAACTTATGAATATGGCGATGTAGAGATCGCTAGTGAAGTTGGTTGGGATGCTTATAAGAAGGTCGCCGACGAACTAATGAAAATGTTAGATATAACAGGACTTCTTCACGGATACTCATTCAACTCATGGAGTGATGTAGTAACCTACGACAATGCGTTCGTGCAAGAGTGGTTGAATTCACCCCAAACCTCCTTATACTATAGCCTTCAAGTAATGGGAGACGTTCAGGACAAGAGCGATGCGTATGCAGCATTAAAAGATACCGACGTTGATGAATACTTGGAGGGGATTTTAAATGAACCCCTTACATGTGATTGTCAAGAATGATGAGAAAAACACCATACGAGAAATTAATCGAAAGGCGCCGTACTTGGACGCCTGTAAAAACAACCGCTGGAGAATTAAAACATGGAGCGGAAGAAACCATCTACCGTGCTCTTGCAATACGTCATATGGAGCTACCAGTGGGTGCCTTTATTGAGGACGCCCTTGAAAAGAATGTTCCCGACCACGCTAGAGACTTACTTAGACTTAACGTAAAAGATGAGGAAAAACATGACCTTGCTCTGGGATACATTGCTGAAGCTATTGGGACTGACCCAGAAGCCGAAGCCGAAGCTCTCAGGTTGCGCCAAGCGTGGGAACTACATCCCGACCACACAATTACTAAAGCGTTGGTAGCGGAACGTGCAATATTTTTCGTACTTCTTCCCTTCTTTCGTTATAACGGCGATAGTGGTCTTAGGACTGTCAGCGCCGACATCAGTAGAGACGAACAAATACACGTGGCCACTAATAGCCTTGTATGTCGTGAGCTGGGCTTATCTGCTAGTAATAGTTTGGACAAGCTTAGGAAGGCCACCATTAACTGGATTCTTCAACCTCTAGGTAATTGTACCTACGATAGATATTTAGACAAAAAATTCTGGCTGGATTCGAGTGATAATTTAATGTATCAAGGCAAGGCACCTGAATTAGTTGCCACCAAATCCGCTCGGATGCCAGCTTTCTTTGAACATAGTAATGCAAACCTCCCACAATATGCTTGAGGCTGTACTTGGCCCTCGCGTAGATGATAAGATCCTTCAAGAGTTGGAGAAGAATTTTCCTCTCGTCAACCCACACCCTAAAGAAGAGATCACAAGTATAATGTACAAAGCTGGTCAACGTTCAGTTGTTGACTGGCTAATCAAACGCCTAGAGGAATAGAGTATGGCTAAATGGGATGACTTCTATAAACCTGATAAGTACAAAGAATACTATGACTTGTCAGGTGAACAAACAGCTTGGGCTGAAAGTCAATTTGATATGAAGTCCGATGAAGGACGCCAAGCTTATGAAGAAATAGAAACCAAATTCATTGATGAATTGTATGGTACTGAAGGTGCTGAATGGTCTACTGAAAACAGAAGTGAAGGAGAATTTTGGCAACGAGAAGAGTTTGATTCTACCTGGGGTATGGATCTTAGACGTACAATGTTAGATGAAGATGGTGGTGAAATAACTTCCAGTCATCCTCAATACTACGAACATCTAACTAGAGGTGAAGTAGATTGGGCGTCCTATGAAAATGATTCTAAATATGTTTCTGCTTTTAAAGAGATTGGTGAAAGTGTTTATCAATTAACTGATGATGATTACTCTGATGCTGAGAAAGTATCTTGGGTTAGAGAAGCAAACCAATCCATTACCGCTACTGAAGGTGATGGAGAGGAAGACAAATGGAAGACTGAATGGGAAGGTAAGTACGATCCTGATAAAATAACTAAAAAAGAAATAGGTAAATATCACGATGGTTCTCCTAAGTACGATTTATATATCGACGGTGAAAGACAACAAACCTTACAAGATCTTTTCAACTCTGGTGAAGGTCGTCTCCCAGTTAACTCACCAGGAGAACACACTAAAAGAAAAGATAAGCGTGTGATAGGTCGACCTAATATACCTGGTGTCTCCTGGTCAAATGGAACACCAAGATTAACTAACCCAGTTCAACGTAGGATACCTAAGAATGCTAGTAATTTAGTCCAAAAGAATACAGGAGGTAAAGAGTAATGGCAGTTGATCTTAGCTTTGGTGCCAGTGGAGATTGGTTTGGTCATAGAGATTACACTGGAAACTTAAAAAAAATATGGGATGCTAATGACCCAGGTGTTGATAGGCAGAAAAAATTAATGGCCGAAAGGCAGAAGATATTAAGCTGGATGAAAGACCCTGCTAACCAATCAAAGATTAGAGAACATAATCAATTAGGTGTAGATCCTAGAGATGATGGAAGTGGTGGATTAGGTCACAGAATAGCTTCTGGGGATTTCTCTAAAAGATTCATGGGAACAAACATGGATATAAATCCTGAGACAGGCGCTGCCTATTCAGAGGCCAGTAAAAATTACTTTGGTCATGCTGACCTAATGCACTCTAGAGCATCTGGACATTCATGGACTGACATCCTTGGACACTTAGATGCTAATAAAGGTGATCTTAGAATGAGGAATGTCCCAGGTGGTGGTGGTTTATATGATGAAGTTAAAACTCAAGCTAACTTTGAAAAACAAACAGGCGATTGGATCAGTGCTTTAGGTAACCTTAAAGATGATTTTGGTTCTGCTATACAAGGACAAACCGAAGCATTTAATACTGGAATGGGTGGTGTAAGTGATGCTATAAAATCACAAACTGAATCCCACGAAAAGTATAGAGCTGATGAGATGTCATGGAGAAGACGAGCTGAACAAATGCAGATGATGCAAATGGAAGAGGCACGTAGACAATCCAAAGCTAAACCTATTGTCCAAGTATTACCAGGTGCTTCAGCATTTGGCGGCGGTGGTGGAGGTACAGGAGCCTTTGCCAGAAAGAAAAAACAAACAACTGGACTTAATATATCATGACAGCCAAGAAAAGGTATGACGCACTCACAGGATTTCGTTCTGAGTATTTAAATCAAGCGGATGTATCGGCACGGCTAACACTCCCCTATTTAATCAGAGATGAGGAACAGTTTAGAGGAGCAACACGGGACTTGAAAACTCCGTGGCAATCAATCGGCGCCAAAGCTGTAGTTACCTTAGCTTCGAAGCTCATGCTTGCATTGCTACCTGCACAGACAAGTTTCTTCAAACTTCAAGTAGATGATTCACAGTTAGGTGAAGTACCTCCTGAAGTTAAGACTGAATTAGATTTATCCTTTGCAAAGATAGAGCGCACTATCATGGATGCTATCGCAGCTTCCGATGACCGTGTAGTAATACACCAAGCACTTAAGCATTTGGTAGTATCAGGTAACGCTCTAATCTTTATGGGTAAGGATGGGTTAAAGCTGTACCCGTTGAACCGTTTTGTTGTAGATCGAGATGGTAACGGAAATGTAATTGAGATCGTAACCAAAGAAAAAATTGCCAAAAAATTATTGAAGGATTCATTACCAGACATTTATCAAGAGATGAAAGGTATTGATCCCGATGAAGATAGAGAAGATTGTGATGTCTTTACTCATGTGAAGAGAGATGGCAATCGTTTTATTTGGCATCAAGAAGTTTTTGATAAAATCATTCCTAACTCTAGAGGTAAAGCACCATTAGATACTACTCCTTGGCTTCATCTTAGATTTAATACTGTAGATGGAGAAGCCTATGGGCGGGGTAGAGTAGAGGAATTTGTAGGAGATCTAAAAAGTCTTGAGGCATTGTCTCAGGCACTCGTAGAAGGATCTGCAGCGGCAGCTAAAGTTGTCTTTGTAGTATCACCATCAAGCACTACTAAACCACAGACCTTAGCGTCTGCTGGTAACGGTGCTATCGTCCAAGGACGTCCAGATGATATAGGTGTAATTCAAGTAGGTAAAACTGCTGACTTTGCTACTGCCTATAACATGGTTCAACAGTTAGAGCGTAGATTATCAGAAGCCTTTCTTATACTTACGGTACGCCAAAGTGAAAGGACAACAGCTGAGGAAGTACGCATGACACAAATGGAACTAGAGCAACAGCTTGGAGGTTTATTCTCCTTACTCACTGTTGATTTCTTAGTACCATATTTAAATAGAAAGCTATCGGTATTCCAAAAAACTGGACAGATACCTAAGTTACCAGACAAGGTAGTTAAACCTACCATAGTAGCTGGTGTTAATGCATTAGGTAGAGGTCAAGATAGAGAAGCGTTGGGTTCATTCCTAACTACTATCTCTCAAACAATGGGACCAGAAGCTACACAACAATTCATTAACCCTGAAGAAGTTATCAAACGTCTAGCTGCAGCTCAAGGTATTGATGTACTTAATCTTGTAAGATCTATGCAAGAAATACAACAAGAACAACAGCAAGCACAGCAACAACAGATGGCTTTAGAACAAGGTAAGGTTGATGCACAAATGGCATCAGCTCCAATGAATGATCCAAGTAAAAATCCACAATTAGCGGAGGAACTCGGTGGACAAACAGGCAACGCAAATGAAGCCGTCGCGCCCGCAACGAGCGAAGCGATCTAAAAAAGTCCAACCACCCTTGAGTGCATCTGATAAGGAACTCTTTGAAGAGAAGCCTAATAAATATGCTCCGAAGATGAAGGTTGGCAAACCAACAATTAGCGCACCTGGTACAAACAAGGTGACAACTGTTGGCTTAGGAAATTTAAAAGTAATTACTATCGATGGCAGAAGCACAAACACTGACGTATAATCCTAACGAGCAAGTTGAAGGCGAGCTAACAACTGAGGAAAAAGAATCCCTTGAAGTTGGTGAAAAATTAGCTGAAGCTCAAGGTGAACTTCTTGCTGGTAAATTCAAAGACGCGGAGGAACTTGAAAAAGGATACATTGAACTCCAAAAGAAACTTGGCTCTAAGGAGGAGACTCCTGAAGAGGGAGTCACTGAGACCAAAGATGAAAAAGTAGAAGAGAAAGAAGAGGAGAAAGTTGATGTAGCTTTCTTAGATAAACTTTGGGAAGAATCTCAAAGCGAATTTTCTAAAGAAACACTTGAACAGTTGAAAGGTATGAAGCCTGAAGACGTAGCTCAAATGTATTTAGACTTTCGTTCAGAGAATAAACCACAAGAGAAGTCTACTTTTACAGAAGACAATGTAAAAGATCTTAAAAATATAGCAGGTGGTGAAGAAGGTTACAATGAAATGATGGGATGGGCTAAAACTAATTTACAGAAAGCCGAAGTCGATATGTATGATCAAGTCATGGATAGAGGCGACCCACTTGCAGCATTCTTTGCAGTACAAGCTTTAGCATATAGATTTAATGATGCTAAAGGTGTAGACGGACAAATGTTACAAGGTAAAGCACCTGTTGAAAAGGGTGACACCTTCCGTAGTCAGGCGGAAGTTGTTCGCGCTATGAGCGACCCTAAATATGATTCTGACCCTGCATATCGTCAGGATATATACGATAAATTAGAACGTTCTAACATTAATTTTTAATCATGGGATTAGGATACGACCCTAACAATGCTAGAATAACTGGCTCAGGGTTCACAGTTAAATACGCAGTGAAGACTTCAGGTGATCCTGGTTTCCTTCCTGCTTACGCCCAGACATCAGGCGGAGCCGCTGCTGATACTACAACTGCACTAGCAGTTAAAGCAGATCGGTTAAGAATGTGTCAAGTAATTGCACCTGAATATGTGGAGAGTGACGTCTAATGCCACAAGGTAAAGGTACATATGGGTCTCAAAAAGGTAGACCCCCTAAGAAAGGTACTAAAGGTACTACTAAAAAAACATCTAAAATCAAATACTAATGAGTACAGCCACACTAACTAGACAATCTAATTGGAATAGTTTCTGCGACTGGGTAACAAGTACCAATAACCGCCTCTACGTGGGGTGGTTTGGTATACTCATGATACCATGTCTACTTACAGCAACTACCGCATTCATAATCGCCTTCATAGGCGCACCTCCCGTCGACATTGACGGTATCAGAGAGCCAGTTTCAGGCTCATTATTATATGGAAACAACATTATATCTGGAGCGATTGTACCAAGTAGTAACGCTATTGGTCTCCATTTCTACCCGATTTGGGAAGCTGCTACACTGGATGAATGGCTCTACAATGGAGGACCATACCAACTCATTGTCTTCCACTTCCTTATTGGCATCGCAGCTTACATGGGACGCCAATGGGAACTTAGTTATAGATTAGGCGCTAGACCTTGGATTCCAATTGCGTATTCAGCACCAGTATCAGCAGCCTTTGCAGTATTCCTCGTATATCCGTTCGGACAAGGAAGCTTCTCTGACGGTATGCCGTTGGGGATCTCAGGGACGTTCAACTTTATGTTTGTCTTTCAGGCAGAACATAATATCCTCATGCATCCTTTCCATATGTTGGGTGTTGCGGGGGTATTTGGTGGAGCTTTGTTCTCTGCTATGCACGGCTCGTTGGTCACCAGTTCAATCATTAAAGAAACTACCGAAGTAGAGTCACAAAATTATGGCTACAAATTCGGTCAAGAGGAAGAGACGTATAACATTGTCGCGGCTCATGGTTACTTTGGCAGACTCATATTCCAATATGCTTCTTTCAATAATAGCCGTAGTTTACATTTCTTCTTGGCTGTTTGGCCCGTCGTGGGCATATGGCTCACCTCTATGGGAGTCTCCACTATGGCATTTAATCTTAACGGCTTTAACTTTAACCAATCAATTGTTGACTCAACAGGAAGAGTTGTCCCTACCTGGGCTGACGTCCTGAACAGAGCTAACCTTGGCTTTGAAGTTATGCATGAAAGAAATGCTCATAATTTTCCACTCGACTTAGCTGCTACTAATGTCACAGAAGTAGCTTTAACAGCACCTTCAATAGGTTAAATAACCGTGGCGACCTGACCGATCATCCTCGCCACAGTACATCTACTTATTGAACAATGACAACAACAACAGAACAAGGAGGAAGATACAATAGGTTCCCTAATGAGCCTAAAGTAGAAATCCTAGATGTTAACTGGGCTGAGAATGCAGAGCGAGTAAATGGCTGGTCAGCTATGCTGGGAGTCATCGCTGCTATCGGAGCTTACGCAACTACAGGACAAATCATTCCTGGCTTATTCTAAACACCACGTCCGTTCATCCTTCGGGACGCATGAAACCTAGGCATGGAACGGGGTCTAGGTACTAGAGGATTTACTATGTCACAAGTAGAACTCCGTGCTCGTGTTAAAGAGCAAGAGGATTTTCAAAAGACAATGAAACTCAAGTATCGTGGTGTACCTTACATCAAAACAAAGTAAAAACAAATGAAATTAGCACTTGCCGCACTGGCTGCAACAGCACTAGCGACACCTGCATCAGCTGGTGTTTATGTAAACGTGGAAGCAAACTCCGCGCTAACTGGATCGGATTACACCAGCACCACTACCGACGTTCATGTTGGATATGAAGGTGGTAACGACACAGCATCATTCTATGTACAAGGCGGTCCAGCCGTCGTGTCTGTAGATGGAGCTGATGAGGCAGACACCAGAATATCTGGTAAAGTTGGTGGTTCCGTAGCTGCTACCGATAAGGTAGATATCTATGGTGAAGTCGCTGTACTAACAGCTGACTCAGATACAGACGATGACAACGCTTGGGGTACCAAGGTTGGAATCAAATATACCTTCTAATGGTATAGGGTGGGGAGCACCTCAGAGTCGGACTCCCTACTCATTGGCATTGGCCCGTACGCGGATACCCTTTGCCGTCTAGACGGTGGGATAGACCACAAATTTTTTTTTTAATTTCAATCGATTGAGAGCACGTTAACCTATACACTACTCTCTAAGTAATGGCTAATACAGTTGTTTCTAGTATTGGTACCATTAACAATACCGCGACCACCCCGTTGGCGCTAGGTACTGCATATGATACCAAGTACGCAACCTATCTGAAGCTGTTCTCAGGCGAACTATTTAAAGCTTATGAGTCAGCTACAGTAGCAAAAGGAACTGTACAATCCCGTCAACTAAAGAACGGAAAAAGTTTACAGTTCATATTCACAGGTCGTATGACCGCAGATTATCATGAGCCAGGGACACCAATCCTGGGTTCAGGTGATCCTCCAGTAGCAGAGAAGACCATCGTATGCGACGACCTTCTCATTAGTTCTGCATTCGTATATGATTTAGATGAGACACTTGCTCATTATTCCCTTAGATCAGAGATCTCCAAGAAGATTGGACACGCTCTAGCTGAGGCATATGATAAGAAGATCTTCAGAACAATTGCACTATCTGCACGTTCTGCTCATCCAATCACAGCTGCTCCTGGTCCTGAGCCAGGTGGTTCCATAATCCAAATTGGATCTGGTAACCAGTATGATGCTCAGAAATTAGTAGACGCTTTCTTTGAAGCTGCTGCTATCCTTGATGAAAAGAACCTACCTAAGACAGGACGTACTGCCGTACTAAACCCACGTCAATACTACGCTCTAATCTCTCAGGTTGATTCAAATATTCTTAACAGAGACTTTGGTAACAGCCAAGGTAACTTGAACTCAGGTGAAGGACTTGTATCTATTGCAGGTATCAACATCCAACGTTCTAACAACCTACCTTTCCAAGCTGGTACTATAGCCGCTGTAGATGGTGAGAACAATACCTATTCTGGTGCATTCGCAAACCACGCTGGTCTTATCTATCAGAAGGACGCTGCTGGTGTTGTAGAAGCAATCGGTCCTCAAGTACAAACAACCGGAGCTGACATTAAAACAATGTATCAAGGCGACTTGATCGTTGGACGTCTAGCAATGGGTGCTGGTACTCTAAACCCTGCTGCTGCAATTGAAATCCAAACCGCTTAAGGGGAGGTAACATGCCAAGAGCACATCCAATCACTGGTATTAGAGGTCTTACATCTAAGACTTACTTTAACCAGCCCCCAGTTGAATGGGGTAGAGCTGATGGTTCTGTTGCAACAATTGCTTTGGGTTCTGAAACTGGTGACAATGGCACTGGTGGAGGTACTGATGGTACTGTTGACAATAAAGCAACCACAACAGATGGTGGCGGTACAGGTCTCAAGGTAGACCTTACCGTCTCTAGTAACGTAGTTACAGCTATTGCAGTTGATGCTGCAGCCGCCGCTGATGGTGATGGTTATCGTATTGGCGATAAGGTCACTATAGCTACAGGCGATTCAGGCACTAACACAGCTGTTGTTGGCTACGTTTCTTCACTAGAATATGAAAACTGAGGTAACATTAAATGACAAATCTTAGCGTACTAGCTCAGGGTAATACAGACGCCACACCTAATGAAGGTCAAGGCGTTGCTGGTCCCCTAGCAGCTGGTATCAACGCTGATTCTGATAAGATTATGTTACCTTTGGCTACTGTAACCGGAACACTTGCAGCTAATAATAAGTATGCAACTAACGGTACAGCTAATCTAAAAGGTAGCGCAATCAGACATTCAGTGGCGAAAACAAAGAGCGGTACAACCGCTGCTTCTGAAGTATATTCAGAAACTCTTTGCTTCCGTACTGCTTATGCAGGACAAGAAGCTGATAGCCCAGCTATCAATGAGGCATCAGGCGACGCTAACCGCGCAGCCTAAACACGGGGGACTTCGGTCCCCTTTTTTTTATTCATATAAATTAACTATGGCTTTCCCTACCACTAACGCTGCTCAGGAACTACCAGCAGTCAATGAGATATTGGCGTCTGTTGGTCAGGCACCTGTAACAACACTAGATCAAACCAACCCAGACGTTGCGATTGCATATGATACATTACTTAATGTGTCTCGTGAAGTACAGGCTGAAGGCTGGACGTTTAATACTGAAGAGTATTATCCGATGACACCAGATGCAAATGGTGAAATAATAATAGCAAATAATATATTACAAATAGATTTACATGATGAAAAGGATAACTCCTATGAATCAGTTAGAAGAGATGGTAAGTTATATGAGAAGATAAACCATACCTATGATTGGACTACCTTAACTGGTTGGGATACAGTACGTTGTGATATAGTATGGTTCTTTGATTGGGTTGATCTACCTAGACCTATGCAAGATTATATTGTAGCTAAAGCAGCCGCTGTTGTCTCTAGTAGAATAGTTGGAGATCCACAACAGTATAGAATATTGCAACAGAAAGAGTTTGACAATAGAGCTAGAGCTTTAGAATACGAGTGCAATCAAGGTGACTATACCTTCTTTGGACATAAACGTGGAGAAAAGGTATATGATTCTTACAAACCTTATCAAGCATTGTATCGCTAATGGCAAGTATAACCCAAACAATTCCAAACTTTTTAGGTGGTGTATCTAACCAACCTGACGATAAGAAACTACCAGGTCAAGTTAAAGAAGCTTTAAATGCATACCCTGACCCTACGTTTGGGTTACAGAAAAGACCTGGTTTGAAATTCCTTAAAGAGCTAACTGATGGTAGTTCAGCTTTTGACAATAACGATTTAGATACTGCTAAATGGTTTTTTTATAACAGAGATTCTGATGAAAAATATATAGGCTGTGTAGTAGGTGCAAGTAGTAGTCCTTATGGTGAGATACATATATGGAATACTACTGACCTTGTTAAATGTACAGTTAATTATCATAGTGCTGCTAGAGCTTATTTAGATGCTGTAAATGCTTCTGATTATGATGTATTAACTATAAGAGATACCAGTATTATTACCAATAAAACTAAAACTATAACAACAGTAGCAGGTGACTCATTTACTGCAGGTACAACTGGCACTGTAAAAATGCAGTTGGTTGAGTATAGTCAGAAATACACTGTAACTGTTAATGGTACTGATTATGTAGTATCTAATAAAGCTGGTGATACACCATCTGGTGACGCTGATACTACTACATTCCTTAATGCTAAAGATATTTTAACAGCATTAAAGAACCTGATAGATGCTGCTAGTATATCTAATTTAAATACATTAGTCATCGGTTCTACATTAGAGTTATGGAGTACTGGAGCTGCCTTCACTTTATCAGCCTTTGGTGGTAGAAGTGGTGACGCTTTAACTTCTTATCAAGATGAAGTGGATTCAACTTCTGATCTAGCAACAGCTTCTAAACATGATAGAATAGTTACAGTTAAAAATACATCTAATACAAATGATACTTATTACGCTAAATTTATAGCTGATGAAACTAGTGGAAGTGCTCCTTATTTTGGATCAGGACATTGGGAAGAAACCCTTAAACCTGGTGAAACTAAAGGTGTAACAGAATCTACAATGCCTCATCATTTATACAGTACTGCTAAGAATGTCTTTTCATTTAGTGCTATTAATGGTTTAGAACATGGTGGTGGAGCTGGTGCCGCAGGTTCATTAGCATCTCGTAAATGGGAAGAGCGTAAGGTAGGTGATGATACTACTAACGAAGATCCTTCATTTGTAGGTACCACTATACAGCAAGCTTTCTTTTACAATAATAGATTAGGATTCTTAACAGAAGATAATGTATCTATGAGTAAATCTGGTAAACATTATGACTTCTATATGACTTCAGCTCAAACATCTACAGATGCTGATCCTATAGATGTTAATTGTTCTAGTACCAGACCTGCTAATTTACATGCTGTTATACCATCAGCAGGTGGTTTAATGTTATTTAGTGAAGATCAACAGTTTATGATGTTCTCTGCTGACGGTAACCTTAAACCTACTACAGCATTGATTAGAACATTGTCGAACTATAAAATGGATACTCAAATAGATCCTATCGACATTGGTACTCATATTAATTTTGTTAGTAAAACACATAGCACAGCAGGATTTACAAGGATATTCTCATTAGCTCCTGCAGGTGCTGGTCAAGCTCCTCAAGTTGTAGATATAGGTCGTGTAGTAGCTGAATATGTACCAGTCACAATTGATAGTATGATGGCTAGTACACAGAATAGTTTTATAACTATGTACGGTAAAACTTCTGATAAGGCTTACTTCTTTAGAACTTATAGTGATGGAGAAAAAGACTTAATTCAAACATGGTTCAGCTGGCAGTTACCAGGTAACATACATTATCTAACAACTGATTCAGATACACTATATGGTATTATTAAGACTGGATCTGGTGGAACAGCTAGGTATAATCTAGTTAGTGCTACACTTACTCAAACACCTGAAGAGACAATTATAGTAACAGCAGAAGGACAACAGGTAAATCCCCATATGGATTTCTATACAGCTGCTACTAATGGTTTATCAGGAGGATCTGAAAAGAAAGTTGTCTATGATTCAACTAATGATTTTTCAAAATGTTATATACCTTTTGAAGATGTTACAACGTTAACCCCTGTTATTGTTATTGCTGGTAATGCTACTTCTAATTTCTCTGGTACTACTGAGTCTGGTTTTACAATTACGCCCACAAGAGCTTCGGATGGTGATGGTACCTATTTCAAAGTACCGTCGAAAGACTTATCTGGACAAGCGGCGAATGTATATGTAGGATATAAATATAATTATGATATAACTTTACCTAAAATATACTTCAGACCTGAACCTAATAGAACTGATTATACAGCTAATCTTACTGTAGCTAGGTGTAAATTTTCTATAGGTCAGTCTAGTGTAGTAGGTTTTAAATTACAAAGAAAAGGAGTACAAGCTGCTACACAATCCTTTACAGGAGATGGTAGTACTACAGCTTTCTCACCTGATTTTACTGTTAAAGATAAAGCAGATGTAATAGTTAAAAAGAACGGTGCTAAACAATTATTAACTACAGATTATACAATAGCAGATCATGCAACTAACCCAGATCAAATTACCGTTACTTTTAATACAGCACCCGCAGCTGCTAGTACTGCAGCTAATGTTACTACACCAGCTGATTCGATAGAAATATATGTAGATAATTGGTATACATTATCACCAACACAAGAGGCAAACTATTACTTAGGTGATGATGTACCTCTTGAAACACAGAATGTATTTACTGTACCTATACATCAGAAATCAGACAACTATACCCTAAGAGTCTTTAGTGACTCACCTTTCCCTGTATCTTTAACTTCAATGGCATGGGAAGGTAATTATTCACCCCGCTATTATAGACGAACATGACAACACCGAAAGAACGTAAGGTTTATGAGCTTGGAACACGAGCTATTATAAAAGAAGCTGCAGGTGATAATCCATTTGCAGCTAATTATTTATGGAGATTAGCTTGTATTTCTAGAACTGTAGATGATATCTATGATGCAGATCAAGAGGTATCACGTGAACAGTTATTAGAACTTACAGAGTGGTTTTTCGTGGAGCTTCCATTTAACCCGTTCTTTCGTGAATATAGAGATACATTAGAATCACAACATCTTGCTATGTGGAATGCATGGATGGCTGCTAACACATGGGAGAAAGGAGATAATACTGATCAAATTTATGGTCATGTTTGGAGGGATACACATCATGAAGTCTTTGCTATAGTAGCTATGCTTACACAAGGACCAGCAAAGATGAGAGAAGTATCCTCTAAAATCCGTACACTATTTAAAAAAGAACTTGGAGATTAAAAATTATGAGCGGAGGTGGCGGCGGTAACAGTCATAGTATTCAAAAACAATATGAATACGATATAGCTAAATGGAAGTTTAATTGGCAAGAAATGCAGGATAGTTATGAGCATAAAAAAGATGCTTATGATATCCAGATTTGGAATCAAAATCAAAACTTAGATTTCAAAGAGCAGATGGCTACTGACGAATGGAATCATAAACTTGCAATGCGGGATTTTGATTACAATAATCAGATTGCAGCCTATAATGCTAGTATTGAATCTTATGAAAAACAATTAGACTTTAATAATTTAGCTCACGAAATAACCGCTAATGATAACACTAGAAAATTCAATGAACGATTAACTTCAATTGGATTTCAAAATGAAGAACTCTTTGTTAAATTAAATAATTCTGTAGAAGATTTTGGTTTAACTGCTAAAGAGTTATCTAATGCTAAGAAAGCTAAAGAAGCTGAAATAGGAGCGAAAGCCCAACAGATGGGTCTTAAAGCTTTACAACAAACTGGTGCAGTTGCTAATTTAGGTCAAGCTGGACGTAGTGCTAGAAAGAATATGCAATCAATAATGGCTGCTTTTGGACAACAACAGGCACTATTGACTGATACATTAGAAAGAGAAGGTGCTAGCATGGGACTAGCTTGGGATAAACAGAATGCTCAATTAGGTAGAGTACTTGATTCAACTGAGTTAGGTCAACGTCAATTACAAGAGTCCATGAAAAGTGCTAATGCACAATGGGAATCTGATCAACAACATGCAGCATTACAAAAGTATTCAGCTGATATTAATGCTGAGGCTGCTATTGCACCTGAACCTCAACTACCACCATTATCACCAGCTCCACTTAAATATCCTAGACCTAAGTCACTTGCACCACAACAACCTCCTAGTTGGGAACAGTACGAAAGTATTAAACCTATTAAAGGAGCTGTATCTAAACCTAGTGCATTACAGAAAGCTGCAGGTATCATTGGTACGGTAGCTAGTGTTGCTAGTCTGTTTTCAGGATCTGATGATAGATTAAAATATGATATAACACGTGTAGGTACTTCACCAAAAGGTATACCTAAATACACATTTAGATATAGAGCAGACGGTAAACATGGTCCTAAGTATATAGGAACATCTGCTCAAGATTTAATCTCAATGGGTCGTGAAGATGCCGTTGGACAAAAAGAAAAAGACGGGTTCTATTATGTTGACTACAGTAAGCTGGACGTCAAGATGGAAGTCGTTACAACCTAATTAATTAACAATGTCTCTATACCAAGGGTACGCCCAACAAAGAGGCTTCAGTGCTAATCGTGTTGATATACCAGATCCTGCTGAAAAGATTCGTAAGCAGGGTCTACAACAGCTTAGTTATATGCAAGATGAGCTTGATGCTAAAAACAAACAAGCTTTAGATTTAGCAGAAGTCTTTAATCAAAACATAGAATTAGAGCAAAAACTAAGAACTGATTCTTTCCAAGATAAGCAGGAATATGGTCGTGTCTTAGCTAGAGGTAAATGGAAGAACTTTGAAACTTCTATTAAAAATGCTAGAGCTAAGGAAGAACAAAAAAGAAAAGATTGGCAAGCATTATTATCTCTTACTAAATCTGGTGCTCAACTGATTAAACAGTATGACACTAAACGTAAGCAAGATATAGATACATTCGCTGCTGAGATTTACAGAGATTATGGTATTGGTAAGGAAAAGTTTGATGCTATCAGAAACTGGCAAAAAGGTGTAAGATTAAATGACCAAGGTCTAAATAATCTTGTACTAGATCTCAAACTAAAAGGCACACCAACTGATGTAATATCTAGAGTAAGAAGTAGCGGTGGTTACATTAATCTAGCAGTAGGTAAATTAGCTGCTAGACGTAGAGCTATACAACTACAACAATACCTTGCAGAAGAAGCCAATACTGAACTAGATTTACCAGGTTACAAAGGTTTAACACTTAATAATGCTAGAGGTGCTAATGTAGAAACAGCTCTACAAGAGTTAACATCTAGATTCTTTAAAGATGAAAATGGTGAACAACTGTTCTCATCTAAGATGATGGAATTAGCTAATGCTAATAAGTATATTGATGAAGCTAAGATAACTTGGCGTAGGAGAGATACAGAACGTACTAATAAAGAGGAAAAGAAATATGAACATAGGAATGTAAAAACCTTAATTCAAGATTTCATAGGTCCAGATGATGAAGGTAAATTAAGAGGTGCAGCAGGTATACCAATGCTTGTTGAGCACTTGGCTGGCGGTAAACATGCACAAGGACGTACTAGAGCACAGAAGTATAGAATAGCTAAATCTCAAGTACATGCAGGTTTATTAGAACTTATAGAAGATGGTACTGTTAAATGGGATCAAATTAAAGGATTAGAAACATTAGATGTAGATCATTCTAGTTCTAAAGAAAAGCAACCTTGGATTAAACTGAATGCTAGACAATGGAAAGAATTAGAAGAAGCTGGTAGAAAAAGACAAAAGCATGATGATGCGTCTATTACTTTAAGAGATGAGGGTATAAGAAGAGAAGGTAGGGAGTTCTATGAGAACATGATTAAACTGAATGAGGATTATGATGGTGCTATTCCTGATTCAGTTCTAAAAACAATGTTAGCCTATGGTACAGATAGAGGTCATCATTTTGCTGCGGGTACTCAATACCTCGCAAAAGTACAAGCTAGTGGTCTTACTACTATCAATGATAAAGTAGGTACTAAAGCTTTACTTGCTAAATCTGAACGTGGTGAAATCATAACAGAAAATGATATTAATGCTTGGAATCTTAGTAAAGGTGTAAAAGCACAAGTTCAAGCACAAGTTCGTAAATACAATACCTGGCTACCACAGGAAGGTAAAGACGGTACTAAAGAAAGACTTAACTTTAGAATTGAAACTAAATTAAATCAAAAAATTAAAAAGAAAGAGTCTTGGCATGAAAGTGTAACTTGGAATGATACTAGAATCAAAGCTAACCAAGATGCTGCTAGGTACTATAGATCTTCTAGAGAAACTGGTGCTTCTCATGAAAAGGCATATGAATATGCTAGAGATATGATCACCAAAGATCTTGAAACTGGTGGTCCAGAAGGTTATTATGAGAAAGTATCTATAGGTGGTAGACACGAATTTAAAGGTGCTTTAGCTAAAGATGTAGATGAAATAGTTGTTAACCGTCAAGAGATATTAGATGAGTTAACTGCTAATCCAGATCTTATTTATAGTAAGAAATACATACCAACACAAGAGCTTAAAATGCTTTCAGGTAATGCTAATAAAGGTAACTGGCCTGAGATGCATAACACAGCTATGTTGATTCAATCTATAACTAAAGGTAGAGTACAAGCTGTTGATGTTATTAACGCTGGTTTACAACAAGTTATAAATGAAGAAACTACAGCTAGTGGTGCTTCTAGTACTCAACTATTACCTGAAGCATATGTTAAAAAGTATAGAGAAGTTAATGAGCATATATCACCATTTGCTATGAACTTGTTACAGTCCTATAATTTATGTGATATAAATAAAGCTTGTATGGCTGCACAAGAGGATGGTTCAATTAATCAACCTGTTTATACACAACCTATATTGAATAAAGCTAAACCAATAATGAAAGAAGTAGAGGAAACAGGTGGTACACCAGCACAAAACTTTTTCTTAGAAAGGGTTAGTGATTTATTTAATAATAAAGATGGTAAATTTACTAGTCCATTTAGAATGCATGACCCTGCTTTATTGAACCCAGAAGCTTATAATTGGCTTTATAATAACGGTAGGTATCCTCAAGAGGTAACACCATGAATGATGAAACTAATTTAAATATGGATGTTACATCTCAACCTGAGTTAGATCCATACCATCAGGCTCAAGATCAATTCGAACAGCAAAGTGCTGACTTCTATAGAGATCAAGAGGCTGAGGCTATTCAAAATGCAGAGTTAGAAAAGCAAGCAGAAGAAGAAGAAAAGAGAAATAGAAAGTGGTCTTATAATATACCTGTATTAGGTCAGATAAAAGAAGTAGGAGATCAAGCTGCTTTAGGTGTAGCAGACTTTGCATCTGATGCTATTGGTCTTGTACCTTGGCTTAAACCTGTAGATGATTGGTGGGATAACCATTCTCCAAGATCTAAACATCCTGCACATAAGATGATTAGGGATGCAGCTTCTGTTATTATACCTAGTATGATAGGAGGTGGTGCTGTTGTCGGAGGTCTTAAAGGTGCTACACATGCTGCTAGATTACCTGGTTATGTCAAAACTCTTGGTAGTGTAGCTGCTTATGCAGGTGTAGATACTAGTGTAGCTATGATTTCATCTCATTCTAAAACAGATGATAACTTAGCAGCTACTTTAGAGAACTGGTTAGGTGTTGATATACCTTGGGCTACTAGAGATAGTGATAGTCCAGATGTACGTTGGAAAAAGAATGTATTTGAGAATGCATCACTTTCTGGTGCTGTAGAACTTCTTGGCGCTGCTTTTACATTTGGTAAGAAAGCTAAACTATTTCCAAGGGACCAAGGAGCTGCTGAAGCGATAGCAAAACGTAATAAACAGTTAGAACTATTCGATGACCCTGTTTCGGCTGCTGTAGAGCCTCGTAGACAAGCTAGAAAGGCTGCACAGAATGATGAGATGATAGATGCTTTAACTCATGATCCTGAAGGATTAGAATATAATGCATTTGTTAATGATCTCGGACCTGATGATGCTGGTAGAGCAGTAACAGATTTAGAAGCTGACCCACTACAAGCTAAACTACACCAGGCACAAATACAAAATAATATAGGTACTAGTCATGGTAGAGCTGCTCCTGTAGCAGACGAACGTTTCCAAAAGAAACTCATGACAGCTTTAAACAGCAACGAACGTGCTAAACAGTTGGATCAGTTATTCGATTCAATAGCACCTAACTTTGATGCTGTTGTAAGCGATGGCGCTAAACAAGTAAAGATCTCTTCAGAACAGATGAATAGGTCTGTAGATAACCTGACCTCTGCTATCTATGGTAAAGAGCTTAGTTTCAAAGAGTTTGAGTTTATTGTTGATGATATGAAGTCAACAGTTTTCAATTCTAATCAAATTCTAGATGAAGAGAACTGGGTTATAGCCTCTAAAGCATTTAAAAATGCATACGATACGCTCTTTGATCCTAATCAGATGAGAGCTTCTGCTATGTTAGCACAGCAAGCAGCGGATACTATAGCTGATACAGCTCATGCTGCTATAATGCTTGGTGATACAGTTGATACTTCCAGACAATGGGAGATCATGTTTAAGAAACTGAACCTATTAGGTACTGAAGTAAAAGCTAATGAGTTTATTGTAAGCAAGGCTAAAGAGTATAGAAAATTAAAAGGTACTGGTGATGTAGATGGTATAGTCCAATGGATGAATAGACAGTCTAAAGATTTTGATGAATATCTTACAGCTGTTAAACATACTAATGGTCAACTTGAGCAAGAACTAACACGTATAGCTAAAGAAAACCCACACTGGTTGAAACCTTTTAAAGAAGTCTATGATGCTACTGATGGTAAAGTAGATACACTTGATAAGTTACATAAGTTTACAGAGAAACATATTGGTTTCCTTAAGAAAGCTTTCATTGATGGAGACCCTGAAGTACCTAGTGTAATTGTTAGAGGTTTACATGCTGCTAGAATTAACTCACTATTAAGTGGTCTATCTGCAGGTAGTGCAGCTATAGGTAACTCAGTATTAACTGCTGTTAAACCTCTTGCTACATTAGCAGGTGCTGCTGTAACTGGTGAAACAGGTGTATGGCAACGTGCTTTATGGACATATGGTGGTATAACAGAGAATATACAAAGAGCTTGGAAGGTAATGCAAAGTGAATGGAGTCTTGCTAAAAGGAATCCTGAAGCTGCTATGATGCGTGGACGTGCTGACCTTCGTAAAACTCAGATGCATAGAATGGAATACATGGATAGTGTAGCTGAGGGTTGGAGAGTAGACGGTGAAATAGGTAAAGTTGCTATGTGGAATATAGGCAAAGGTCTTACCTGGTGGAATAAACAGTTCTTTGTTAAGTATGGTACCAACGCTTTATATGCTATTGATGGTTTTACCAATTCCTTCATGGCTAGTGGTATGGCTAGAGCTAGAGCATATGATGATCTCTTTGCTAAAACAAATGGATCATTTTCTAAAGCTGACTTTAATAAAATGCAACGTGAGTTATATGACCAAGCATTTGATGCTCGTGGTGTATTAACTGATGAAGCTGCTAAACATGCTTCAAATGAAATAGCACTTAACTTAGATAATGCTGTAGTTAGAAGTTTTGAAAAGTTCTTAGATTATGTACCAGCTGCTAGACCTTTATTCTTATTCCCTAGAACTGGAGCAAACGCCTTTGAATTAGGTTGGTCCTTTAATCCATTAAGCAATCTTGGACCTGCTATGACAAAAGCACGTAAAGTATTAGGTGCTAAAACTGGTCAAGCTAAGTTAGCTGCTTTAGCAGAACATGGTTTAGATACCATGAAAGATGCTGATATGGCATTTGCTACACTTAAGTCTGAGTATATTGGACGTCAAATTATGGGTAGTTCTATAGTTATGGGCGTTGGTATGATGGCTTTAAATGGTGATATAACTGGTGCTGGTTCTCATGATGCTGCTGAAAAGCGTAGAATGTTAGCAGAAGGATGGAAACCATTCTCTATTAAAAATCCAATTACTGGTGAATGGAGAGATTATTCAAGATTTGAACCATTTGCTGGTTTAATGGGACTTACAGCTGATATTATATGGCAAGCAAATCGTGTTGATCAATCAATTACTGAAGAAACTCTATTAAAATTAAGTCATGCTATTAGTATGAATATAACTAATGAAACATTTATTAGTGGATTCGAACCTTTAGCAGGTCTTATAACTAGAGATCCTAGTGCATGGAATAGATTCTTTGCACAGCAGACTGATATGACAATACCTCATGCTGGAGTGAGGAAAATTCTAAATAACATTGTAGCTCCACAACTTAAAGATGTGAAGAATGATTATGGTTCTTACTTAAAGAATGCTAATAAATTCCTATTCTCTGGTGATGAAGACTTACCAAACATCTTAGATATTTATACTGGTAAACCTATTAAAACTCATCATCCTCTTGTAAGAGCAAGTAATGCTTTCTTACCTATGTTTAAATCAAATGGAGGTATGGAACCTTGGAGACAATGGCTATTAGCTACAGGTTGGGATGGTGTACAAAGGATAAGAATACATCCAGATACAGGATTACCTTTAGAACCTAAAGATAGACAATATGTAAATAATTGGATTGCTAAAAACGCTAACTTAAGTGGACAAATTGAACAGTTAATGACTGAAAATGATGGTTACTGGAATAAGTTCCTTAAGGATTATGTTAAAAGAAGAGGATTAAAAAGTCAAGATCAGTACCCAATTAAAGAGACTTTACTTTATAAGAGATTAGATCAGATACATGATAGAGCTTTTCAAGGTGCTATGGATGCATTAGATGCTTATAAAGATGAAAACTATAGTACAATTGGTAGAGAAATTAAGAATAGAAATAGAGAATTAAATCGTGGCGACTTAAAAGGAGCACAAAAAACACAAAAAAACATTCAAAATTTATTACGACAAACCCGTAACAAATAAGCATTATGGCTACAACTTCAAATTCATATACGGGTAACAACTCCACCACTGATTACTCTTTCACATTTCCATATTTAAAAAGTTCCGACATTAAAGTTAGTGTCGATGAAGTGGTTCAATCACTTACAACTCATTACACATTACATAATGCAACAACAATTCGTTTTGGCACAGCCCCAGCGACTGGCAAAAAGATAAAGATTTATAGAGATACAGCCAGCGCTCAGTTGGCTGCTACCTTCTACCCAGGATCAGCTATTAGATCTAGCGATTTAAACGATAACTATACACAGAATTTATATGTTACTCAAGAAGCTGAAAATGATTCCACTGAGGCTCTTGGTAACTCTAGGGTTCTTGAAAGTGGTGCTTATGTATCTGCTATTACGAAAGCTACAACTGCTGTAACTACAGCAAATACAGCTTCTACGAATGCATCGAATGCTGTCAGCACAGCTAATACAGCCAGTTCAACAGCTAGTACAGCCTCAACTAATGCAACTAATGCTGTAAATACGGCAAATACAGCCTCAACAAACGCAACAAATGCAGTCAATACAGCCAACACAGCAAGTAGCACAGCTACCACAGCCAACACCACAGCAGGAGCAGCTGACACAAAAGCAGATAATGCTGTCGCGACGGCAAACACAGCTTCGACGAACGCTACGAACGCTGTATCGACAGCCAACACAGCAAGCACAAACGCCACGAACGCTGTTAGTACAGCTAATACAGCTTCAACTAATGCTACTAACGCGGTAAATACAGCTAATGCTGCTAGTGCTTCTGTGGCTGCAGCTGTACTATATACACCGAAATCTAATAAAACAACGCTACAAGCTACAGAACCTACTGAAGATGGGTATTATGAAGTAGCAGACTCAAGTGATTTAGTTAACGGAACCTGGACTACTAATTCAGTTTCTTATACACTAAGTGGTATACCTAGCACATTCCAAGGAGCTGCAGGATTAACAGTTCGTTTATCTTATACTCACTCCAGTAAAACATATGCTTACTCTAGTTACTTTGCTAACGATCCAGAAGAAAGGTATATTTCAGATACGAGAACCTTTGGCCCTACAGTAACCTATACAGTTAAGGTAGCTACAAAGACTTCTCAACATAGATATAATGGTTCAGGTGCGTCTGATGGTTTTACTATAGATGCTCAACAAGCACCGTTCTTGGAACTTAACCCAGGAATGACATATAAATTTGATCAAGCAGATAGTTCTAATTCTGGTCACCCACTTGCTTTCTATGAAGTGGCAGATAAATCTACAGGATATACTACAGGGGTAA